TGAGGGCTAACTGCCGATACAGCAGCGTCCCTTGCTATCTTCATTATAATCCGGCGGGCGAAAATGTCAAGCCGGAAATTTTTTTGCCCTCGTTGCACATAAGTGGACACCAAATGGGCGAATCACTCTTACAAGTGATTCGAGGTGCTTTCGCCGTAAGAAAAAATCATAAAACCGGCGGAAACCTCGGAATTTTACACGAAAAAATGATATGGACTCTTTTCCGAATTATAAATCTGCACCCAATGCAAATCAGTATCACCAGCCAAGCAATTAGAAAGAGCTTGAAGCGAGCAAGTACCAGAAGTGAAAGCCATCGTGCAATAGTCCATTTTTACTACGTATTTCATAGTGCATACTCCTATCTCAGTTTTTTCCTCGCTGATAGAGTATCAATATCGTATCCCCATCACAAGAAATAAGAAACAATAACAAGTAGAGCAACACCAGCTCCTACAAGCAAAAGCATCTGTAGGCAAAAATCATCAAGCATTTTATCTTTATCATCATTTTTCATTTAATCACCTTACAGTTTATTATATTCATTAGTTTATCATATATTCATAGCTTGTCAATAACCTAAAGAGAGCATTTTGCTTTTCGTGGTGTCACTCAGCCCCATTACATCAAGAAGTGTAATGGGGCTGTTCCGCTCGCTGGCGCTCGCTAATGCATATCTATTCGCTAAACGCGCTCACGCTTGTTTGCAAAATAGAAACGCCGAGGCAGAGCCTCGACGCTTTCTATTTTCTTTACCTCTGATGACCAGAACGTTTTGGACCTGAACCAAGAAGAGCAGCATTATACTTTTCCATGAGCTTAGCATACTGCTCAGCAGAAACAGAACCTTCACCAGAAGAAGAACCACCAGTAACATCAAGGCCAAGAGCCTTAAGAATAGAATTGACAGCTTGAACATAATTCGAAGGATAGTTCTGCTCAAGAAAAACCTGATTCTCAAATCCTTTATCAGTCTGATACTTACCAAGAGCATAGTGCATATTAGCATTATACTTAGAGCCAGCGTAACCAAGCTGAGCACCATATTTAGAAGCATCGGCGCCAATCTGAGCAACGAGCTTCTCCATAGCGGTGTACTTGTCGGCTACGGCCTCTTGAGTACGAGCATTAACATTAGCAGTCTGAAGCTGTGTCTGCGCCGAAAGAACAGAGCCGAGAATCTGAACCAAAGCAGCATTAGCAGAAGTATCAACCTCGCCTTTGGCTCCGGCAGAAGTCACACCGGAAGCAGTAGCACCGGAGGTAACGGCAGCGCCGTTACCTCCCATAGCACTAAGCACCGGATTGAGACCGGCAGCCTTAAGATCACGAATCTCACGCTGGTGAGCAGTATTGCTCATGTATTCCTGCCAAGAACGGCTTTTAGCGGCCTCCTGAGCGTTGAACTGCATAGCCAAGGCATTTTGACGCTCCTGCCAGTCGCGTTGCTCAGAAGCCATCTGAGCGCTTTTAGCGGTGTTTTCTGATGCAGTCCTCGTAATACGAGAAAGAGCAGAATCCAAATTTCCGACAGCCGGCACGCGCTGAACCTGAGCAGCATCCTTACCAGTAGTCATAAAATCACCTCTCAATGGTGGTCAATAAGACCAGGGATGGAGTACATCGGCATCGGGCGAGTAGTCCGATTCTTGATATAGATATCAGCAAAAAGCTGATTACTAACGCTGGAAGTGACAGCAAGCACACGATCAACGTTAGCTTTATCCTCACGAATCCACGAATCAGAGAGAGCAGGAAGAGCAGTATAATCGTCTGCAAGGTGCCAAACATCAAGAGACTGCGCGTACTGGGAACGCATCTCACCAGTGACGCGAGACGGCTTATAACGGTAATCAGCCCAGGCTTCCTGGTAACCAAAGACCTGGTCATCAATGACAGCACCAGCAGAATCCTTAACGCCAGGGCCCTGGGCAAAAATCTCCTTGTTCTTCACAGCCTGCTCTCCAATGTTCGCAAAAACAGGCCAATAATAGTCAAAGCGATCCTTACGAGACCAGAAACGTTCAAGACCCTGCTGATAGGTGTGATCGTAACGGGCAACCATAACGCCGATGACAAAGCCATGCTCCGTAAAAGACTTGGTAAAATCAGAATGAGTATCCGTAGTGACAGACATACCAGTCACAGTACCCTGTGCAGTCTCACCGGAGGCCGTAGCAGACTGCTGCACAACCTGATTGATATTGATGGGGACACGGTTACCACCGAGGTATTCGGGACGCTGGAGGCGGGCATCCGGAGAAGTCACACCAAAATGAGACTTGAGAATTTCAATATAGCGAGAACCGCCGCGAGCATCTTTCTCATAAAGCTTCTGAATCTGGAACGCCATACGGAGCTGATTAATCGAAGCACCAAGGCCACCGGAAGAAACAGCATAAAGGTTAACAGGGTCAAAACCAGGCTTGTCAGCACCACCACTAAAACCAGTAATGCCAGCATAATTGGAACCAGAAGCAACGGGCTTGAAAGCAAGGGAATCATAGATATTAACCGGTCGATCTCCAGAAGCAAAAGAAATATTAGAAACACCGGTCAAAACATATCCACCGGGATCGTGAGGCTGTTCACGGGTAACAACAGGATATTCACCAGAAGTAGCCGAGGGAATCAAAACATCGGGGCCTTTCTGAGGAGACGGAAGACAACTTGTGAAATAATCGTGATACTTAGCGGCCTTATAGGGGAGGCCGCCTTTTGCAACATCGGTAACAAACGTGCCGGTATTAACGCCGGCTACAGTAGCATCATCGACGGGAACAACGAGCGGGTCAGATAGGTTTTCATCACGAAACCATTCATTCATTACCAAGGCATAAGCTCGGAAGGGAAGAGCACTAACGGAAAGATTAGGAACGCCGGTAGGCACACCGAGATAGTCGGCAATAGTTCCAACAGACCATCCACCAGAAGCAGGAGCAGTAATCTGAGGAATTTCATACTCTGTCTGAGGAATCCATGCAGATTCCGTATTCTCACCATTGAACTGCTTCCAATGAGACCAAGTAAGCCGGTTCGGTACAAAGAAGAAATACGTGTCGAGATAGATGTTGTCCATGACCGGAGTAAGCAGCGTCTGCAAACGCACGACCTTGGATGTGTCCACGTTGAACGTATCTCCCGGTAATACTTCGTCAAGGAAAAAAGGTACAATGTCACCAACGTTAAACGAAGTCTTAAGAGAATGCGAGCGATCAAACGTCGAACGCCGGATATCAATGTTCGTGGGATTAAGTGCGAAATGAGATTCAACATTGCGGTTCATTCCATAACCTCCTTTTTCGGCTCAACAGCCGGTTTTTCCTCCTGTTTGGGCGGGTCAAACTCTCGCTCGGGCTTGATTCCGAGCTTGTCGAGGAAATCAGGCTTGTCCATACCAGCCATGAACTCCGCGAAATTGTGATTGAACTTCGCGCGGATATCAACCGGAAGAGAATTGAAAAAGCTCTGACCTTCATTAACCTTGTTCAAAAGGTCAGCATAGGTTGTAGGCATATTGGTAAAGTCACCATAAGCGCCCTGGACACGCGAAAGCGCGTCAACGTCGCCATTCTGATATCGAGCTAAGAGAACGTGGATATCTACAGAATCAGCGTGGGATTGAATGAAATCGTAAAGGTCTTCTCGTCCAGCTTCAACGAGATCCATAACTCCATTTTCATCAAACTTAGGCTGATATAAAATCCGTTCGCGCTGACCTCCATTTGAAGGGAAACGAGTTCTCGTACGATACTGAGTAGCGAATCTAAGCTTTTCATCATACATGATTACACATCCTTTCTCTGGATGGACGTACCATCCAAAATCACCTCGGGGAGCTGGGTCGAAATCGTGCCGGTCTCATTGTCAAACTCACCGATCTTACAAAGGGAATAATCTTCAATGTGGGAGAACAGCAGACTTTCCTTCTGCATACAGGCATGAGCGAAGTTACGCATAGCGGAAGAATCATTCTGGTCTACCGTAGGCGGAAGAAAGCCCGTGCGGGCATCACGGATAGAGTAAACACCGTATTTCATTTACATTTAACCTCCAAAACTTCAAGACGAATGATAGAATCAGGAAAAATCTCCAAGCAGTCATCGACAACATGATAACCCATCCAGCAAGGAACACGAGCTACCAAATGATCATCAACAAAACAACCAAGAGTAATCTCAATTTTATTCCTTAAACCACTCACAGTCGGATACCTCCACGAAAAACAGTCGGATTAATGTTGATCTTCTTAGACTTCGCAGCAGTACGACGAAAGATCTTCTTATCTTTCTTAGGACGCATTTTCTTACGCATTAGATA